GTACAAAACAGTTTCTTTCTAACCACCATCACCCACTGGCGGCAAAGATAGTAAAGCTTCGTGAATTTAACAAAGCCAACACAACATTTATTGAAACCATTCTTGAGCATTCGCATAAGGGTCGTATTCATTGTGAATTTAATCCTCTTCGTTCAGATGATGGCGGAACTGTGACAGGTCGCTTCTCATCGAGCAACCCGAACCTGCAACAGATCCCTGCCCGTGATCCAGAATTAAAGGCTATGATCCGTGGGTTGTTTATACCAGAGGAAGGTTGCAAGTGGGGGTCGTTTGACTACGCCTCACAAGAGCCTCGCTGGCTGGCACACTACTGCGCCAGTATAAAGAATCCACATCCAGCAATCAACGAGGTTGTCGAACTGTATAAGAACGATGACGCAGACTTTCACCAGATGGTAGCAGATCTTGCAGGCATTACTCGTAAGGAAGCCAAGACTGTTAACCTTGGTATCATGTACGGCATGGGCAGGAAAAAGCTTGCTGGTGTCATGGACATAACCGAGGAAGAAGCAAAGGTACTACTTGCCAACTACCATGAGAAGGTTCCGTTCGTTAAGGGCATTGCTGACATGGCTGCGAAACAAGCAGAGAAGAACGGACACATCCGAACTATGCTTGGCCGCAAATGCCGCTTTGATCTATGGGAACCTAAGTCATATGGGTACACCAAGGCACTGCCGCTAGAAGAGGCGGCAAAGGAATACGGTGGTGTAGGCAGGATTCGCCCAGCCTTTACATACAAGGCGTTGAACAAGCTGATCCAAGGTTCGAGTGCCGACCAGACAAAGAAGGCGATGGTCGATTGCTACGCCGAAGGACTGCTACCGATGCTAACAGTGCATGATGAACTGTGCTTCAATGTCGAAGATCCGGGGCAAGCCGAGCGGATTGTCGAGATCATGGAGACATGTGTCCCTGATCTGAAGGTTCCGTTCAAGGTCGATGCAGAAATGGGCGACAACTGGGGTGAAGTCGGATAAAACTTCGTCTCTCGTCGAGGTGAAGGTACTACCACACGTCGAGTCTAAACGAACTCGACGTGAGGCCGTATTATTATTTAATGATTTCAGTCGGTTGCAAGTGCCCGCATACGGTTGACCAAACGCCTTGCGCGGTTAGTTACCTGCGTGTACCACCTCGAATCGACCATTTCCTCGCTTGCGCGTTTGAAGTCGCGGGCATCGACTGCCGCTTTCATGCCTTTGAATTTGGACAGGCGGGGTCTACCCATATTGAACATCATGTTTGCAATGATGTGCTGGCACTCTTCTGGTAAATCATCGAAGTCATCGTACAAAACTTTGCACTCGTCAATCGTAATTGCCATATCAAGCTTGAATAGCTGGTTGACACGATCTTGCTCGACCACTGTACCCACAGGCTTGCCAAACTCTGGCTCGCCTTCGAGGATCAGATGGCCGATACCCGTTGTTTCCAGACCTAGATGGTCTAAATAAATTTCGTACTTACAGCCTTCGTCTTCGGCTATCTCTTTACGTAATACATCTATGTTCATTATGGATTCCTCTGAGCAATCACTAGATTCTTTAATATATCAAGCGGGTTGCCACCACCAAGAAGTGCAGGGTTTGTTCTTGCGGCTGCACTTGACTGGCCTGATGCCGCAGGTAAAGTTCCGAGGTTCGAGGTCGCACTTGCTGGAGCCTGCTCTACTGGCGTTAAAACAAAAGGCTTTTGCTCTACTGGCGTTAAAACAAAAGGCTTTTGCTCTACTGGTTCCTGCTCTACTGGCTTTCCCAGTTTACGTTTTCTAAACTCAGACTTTAATTTATTTATTTCTGCCATAGGTAAAGCGTTGCCATTTTTCCGGACTCTTTTTTTAACCTCAGAACTAGGACTAAATGGAACAAACTCGCCACGCATAAGTTTGCTAGCGTTCATTATTTTATTTTGTTTCAAAGACCTTCGTATTTCAGCATCTGAAATACCAGCGGTACGCATATTTTGAATGGTTCTGTACATCTGATTTGCTACTCTGTAGTGAGCCTCGTTAGCATCAATGTATGTTTGTATCGCGTTGTCTGAATCAAGAGTTCCTTTTGTAGATACGGCTGAGTTAAATATTCCGCTAGCGCTTCTAAGCCCTCGATTGTACTCAAAACCTGTAAACATAACCGTTCTGTCTGCTTTTACTTCTGTCTCGGTGAAACCTGTTAAAGCACGAAATATTTCTTGCGCTACTTTACGCTCGTTACCGGATGGATCGATTGTGTCCTCAGTAAAAGATCTAGCAAGTCTTCCTAATTCTAAGCCGGGTGCCTGAGTTTCTTTTTTCTGACCTTTGACATCAACGCCCAGCTTTACAGCGGCTGGTATAAATGCACCAGATATATGAGCAAAACTTTTTAGAACCTTATCTCCTGTAGTTTCAACTTCGGGATCGTCTCTATAGACTTTGGCTCCGGTCTGCGTCACTCCGTTACGCACAGTAACGTCTAACAATCTTTCAGTCAGGATAGACTCTCCAGCAAATGGCTCGAACATTTCTGCTACGGCGCCCATCACAGCGTCCGTGGCAATTCTGTTTGTATCCGAACCTATGTCCTCGCCCTTGCTGTAGGCGTTCATGATGGCTCTTGCTGGCTTCGATAAGTAGCTGTACGGATTAGTAAAGCTATAATTTACATAGCCTGTAATTATCTGCTTACCGTCAGAGCCTGTCTTTGTACTGGTGGGCAAGAGCAAAGAGTTTTGTTCCCACGGTGCTCCGCTTTCACGAACGGAATCTATCTGTTCCTGTGTTGTGCCCGTTAAGTCTAAGGCCATTTTTTGCAGGGCGGTGGGCACTACCATCGTTGTAGTAGTAAATCCCATCAATCTTCGCATTCCAATCTCACGAACTTTTGCGTTGGAACTAGCTAGCTCATCCAGAGATTGTTTTAAGGTATTTGCACTTGTGCGTAGAATCTCAGCAGGGAAGGCAATAAAGTTACCAACAGGAAGTTTTCGCAATTCTCGAATAACCTCTGGAACACGTTCGTAATTAGGAACCGTATTCTTTACAATATCTGCTGAGTATTGATCAGAACTCTTTCCCGTTATCGCTATAACTTGTTCTTCCGAACCTAACGCGGAAAGAATTTTGTTTTTTTCAAACTCAAAGTTATACACTTTCCAAACGTCGTCACCGCCCTGATATAGATCACGAGCACGTTTATTAATACTACTTAAAAACGAACCTGTTTTGCCTCGACTAAATGCTTGGCCAAATGAACCGCTAGTAGGAATGTCCAAAGCATCTGGTGTTGCACCCTTTGTTACACCTAGTCCATCACTTATCAAAGCGTCCATTTCTCGTAACTGAGTTTGTGTGCCAACCACTCCAATTCTCTGTAGGTTTTTATAGTAATTTTCTTTGTCTGGTCGTTTAACAATATTATCCCACACAACTCCGATCGAATCAAAAAGGTTTGCACCAGTTCCCACGTTACCTTGAGCTAACGCAAATAAGCTAGAAGATGTGAAGTTTCTTATTTGCGTTATTGGAGAAAGAACGGTTGCTCCGTATTGAGTGATACCTTTACCCCGCAAAAATCCTGAGTATGTAGCACGCATTACTTGCGCCACGTCATTTGTGTTAGACTTTGTTTGCATTGTTAGATCTTTGTAGACATTGTTCTTTGCGTAGACGTTATCTTTTAATGAGCCAAAACCTTCCCCAAGCTGTTGATATGCCCCCTGTGCTGTTTTAGGTAACCGCATAAAAGCCTCTTGTGACAAAAAGTCCCCAGACGCTTTATCGACTAAGTTTTGATTTATAAATTTATAGAATCTATCTGTAGCAACAAATTCAGCCATGTCGGCCACCGTTGTTACTAGAGCTTCCATAGGATCTTTGATCTCGCCCATTAAACTGCGAAGAACTTGATTATTAGCTTGCCTACTTTTAAACAGACCTGTTCGCAAGCCGTTCCTTGCTACGGTCTGAGCATTTTTTTTGCCCGGTGTTTTTAAAAACTTCCCTGTGTACTGAGCAACAAAATCATCCGTAAGACGTTGCGCGGCATCTTTAGTTAATAGCTCTTTACCACCTTCGACTATTACATCTACACCGTCTTCCAATGTAGAACCTATCTCTTCAGCAATATTTTTTGCCGCCGAAGGGGAAGACTTAAAGTATTCTATGGCATCCAATCGATTTTGTTTGAAAGCCTCTGAACCCATGTAGTTTTTATCTTCAAATAGTTTGTATCGTCTACGAAGATACGATCCTATGTTTCGTTCCATAATTTCTGCGGCTTCGGCTTCTTTGCCCGTAAGACCCTCACGAGCCAAATAATCAGAACCCTCGATTTGTTTCGTGAGCCTGTCTACCTGAACTCGTGCTTTGCGAGCGCCTACCTGCATTTCTTTTGGCAACATTTTTAACGGTGGTAGACCAGCCTTTTCTGCTTCTTTAACAAAAGATTCTTCTTTTGTTAAATACGCATAAAGTCGATTTAACCCTTCTTCTCTAGCTAGAGGAGAAGCATCTGCTAATGTGCTTTCAGTTTCTTTTAGTGCGTCGTCTATGCCGCTTTCTATTTGAAGAACCGTCCGAGAAACCTGCCCCAACTCAGCGTCTACTTCCCCTCGTATTCTGCTTCTAGCTTCATACAACTCTTGTGAAAGATTTCCTCGAGATCTAAACGCGGCAAGAAAGCCATCCAGTAAAGGGTGTTCTTCCGCTAGCTTTTGAACGCTGGAACTCAACGCCGTCCCAGCCATCAATGCCCCTTTGGCGACTGGAGAAAAAACTGGCGTGGCAACTTTAGTTACACCCCTACCTGTGTACCCTAAAGCTTTTAGCACAGGATCAACAGCCGCCGTTGCCCCCATAGCTTCAAGTCCTATTTTTAACTTATTACCTATTTTAGCCGCCGCCGCCTCACGACCTTCAAGGCCAACGGTGTCCGTTGATTGTGTTATACCACCACCGAAAAAGTCCCCTAGTGTTGTGACGCCATCAGTTGCGACCATCGCGTCGGTGACACCCGCCGCGCCTATTTGAGAAGCTTTTCTAGCGAGGCTAGACATGTTCTTTACACGCCCAAGTTTACTTACAAGACCCGCTGCGCCAAGACCGGGAATCACGAACTGAGTTACAACCTCAGCTATTTCTCCGGCGGCTCCTTCTGGATCTATGCCAGCCATATCTCTTATACTGTCCGCAAAATTTGTTACGTCAGTTGAGTAGTTCGTATCGAGTGCAAGATCAACGGCAGACGCGCCAAGTTCTGCCAGTCCTTGTGGAATAGCAATTAAACCAGACGCAATACCTTCCGCTATTTCCTGTGTCGTGGACTCTTGGGTCTCGGACGTAGGTTTTGAAACCTGCTCAACAGGTGTCAGGCCAAATTGAGAAGGCTGCTCTTCTTCGAGAGGTGTTAGTGTAAACTCAGCCACGATACCTCCTATTGTTGGGTGATCTTAAAGATTTTCCCGTTAACTTCAATTTGGGTAACCCCAGAAGCACTTAAACTTTCTAAATCAGCACTGCTAGGCGGTTTCTTAAAAGAAGGAAGCTGATTTTCTGTGGAACTATCCACTTTATTTTGTTCGGAAGGTTCATTTCCTCCAGCTATTTTTTCCGCCAAGTATTTATCAAGTCCCTCAGGTCCGAGATCTTTAACAAGTGCGGCTAATGTTCCACTAGAAGAAAGTATCAAGGCGTCGTGGGCGCCGTACCCTACATTCAAAAGCCGAGTATACAAACGCTGTGTATCTGTCTTCTTGGTTGATGCGGAACTCGCTTTCACAGCGGCTAGGGCGTCTATGTCTGGAAGTTTTTCGCCAGTTCTAGCAAGGTGGTCGCTTTGTATGAGCTTCATAAGTTTCATCGTTTCAGATTCATTGGTTAGTTCAGCAAGTTCTTTTTTAAGCTTGTTGTTAGCCTCGTTAATGTCTTCCTTAAACTGATTGCCTAAATTAAACATATCTGCGTTTTGTTCTAAAGTATTACTGTTTATTAATTCTCTAGATTTAATATTCGCATCAGCTATTTCTTTTTGATTAAGGAGGTTTGCTAAAGATATCTTTTCTTGTGAATTAAGTCTTTGGTTTTGCATGGCTTGGGCACTTTCCATTTGCGCGCCAGCGGTGAGCAATGAGGTTCCAAGTCTTATGTCCTGCATCTTTTTCTCATGCGCTCTAGTTAAAGCATTTTCACTTGCTCTAATTTGCGCAGCTTTTTCTGATGATATTTCAGCGCCAACCTCTGAAGCGGCTTGTACAACAAGTGCGCGATCTTCCTTAGAAATAGATTTTGCTTCTTCCCCGATCGCATCTCCGTAACCTTTCAGACCCATAGCAAGTCCCTTGGCTAAGTTTGTCATAGCATCAGGGCTTTCCCCTGAAGCAATCAATAAACCTGCCATCATAAGATTATAGTTAGCATCGGTTCGGACATCTTTTTCACGATCGCCTAACAAGTCTTTTAGGACTTCTGCTCTTTTTTGTACTCTTTCTTTGTATGTTCCTGTGATCCCTACAGCAGCGTCAATCTTCTCGGCTTTTTCTTTTTCGGAAGTAGATGCAGAGTCTTCGCCTTGTAGAATATCCAAACCTTTTTTCACAAGTTCTTGCCCCTTGCTTAACGCGGCGGTTGTAGCGTTGTCTGCGGCCTCAGGAGATTTGTTATTAGTAATTGAATCAACCACTTTTGGAGTAAGAATTAGTTGCTTGTCTTGACTACTTTTTGTTGTAGGAGATGTAAGAGTAGCTTTTTCCGCAGCACTTTTAGTGCTGGTAGGTTCAGTACCTGCACCACTTTCGTCCGGTGTTGTGTATGCAGCTAGCTGTTCCCCAGCAGTCGCAGTCGCAGGAGACACGATATTGCTGGCAGGCCCAACGGCATTGTCCATAGAATCATCCAGTACATTGCTTGCAACCGAAGTTGATGCTATGCCGCTAGGTGGTCCATCAGGAATATCAGGAATAAAGGAAGACGGAGACGTAGCGGGACTAAAGTCAATATTTTCCCCCGTGTCCGAAGCGATTTTGTCTTGTTTTTCTTGCGCACTGCCCGGGAATAACACATTTCTAATTTGATCTGGACGAATAAGATTTTTTCTTCCGTCAACACTTGGTCGCGGCCCGCTTCCAGCAATGTACTTATCTACAAACCCGCTTACTGCGTTACCTATACCAGCAAATAGTGGAGTGTCTGAAGCTTTTTGATTCATCGCCGCTTGCATGCTATCTGCGGTTGAAGCTCCAGCCATTGATGGATCAACATCAATAGATAGGTTTCTGCTCGTCACTGGGTTACCCGCACTCATGTCAGAGTCTAAGATCGGCCCGCTAATTTGAGGCGCGGCCAGAGACCGTAAAGATGCAAGGTTGCCACGATTAACAGCCATGCGTGTTTCATCAGATGAAGCAAGTGGTATAGAAGTGCTAGCTTTTTGCGCACCAACTAGAGCGTTAGCCGCCGCCGAACGAACAGCCCTTGAGTTTCTTGTGTCTGCCGCAATTTCATTAAGCGTCCCTGTTTGACCGTTAGCCGCCAACTGCTGAATCGCTTGGATCATTTTAGTGTCTACGTTGCCACCTGTCTGCATACGTACAGGCTGGCGCTGTTGAACTACATTAGCCAACTGCGGTGATGACGCAAGAATACCCGACGCCTGACGAGCGGCCATCGGATCTCGGAACATTCTACGATTCATAGGATTCATTACGATCTCCCGAAAAGTTTATTTATACCACCAGCCGCGCCTGCCGCACCTAGACCCGCGATCCCAAGTCCTAGCAACTGTGATGTTGCGCTAGGTCCCGGTGTTTGTGTGGTGCTGTATGTTGACTGCAATGCTGGAACACCTTGGAAGATATCTGACAAGAAGCCAACCTGCTGGAACGGCAACTGCTGTTGTGCAAGGGCATTCTGCTGTGCCAGATTCAGACCCTGCTGTGTCTGCTGTTGCTGTAGTCCGCCCAATCCTAGCAGTGTGTTGATGTCCTGACCAGCCATCTGCTGACCAAGCTGACCCAGACCTGCAATGCCCTGACCCAGAGCACCCTGTAGCTGTGCCTGCTGTAGCTTCTGTTGTGCTTGTTGCTGGGCTAACTGCTGTGCCTGTGCAAAACCTGCGGTACGAAGCTGTGAACCTGTGCGAGCTTGTTGCTCTAGCACATCACCAGCTATCTGTCCCTGTGCCACGGCCTGACGAGATCCACCAAAGGCTCCCGCTCCAACGGCACTAGCACCGAGTTGATTCTGCTGAACGGCACCCTGCTCTGCAATGTCGGCATATTGTTGCTGAACTACGTCCTCAAGATACGGATCCATAAACTGCTGGTACGACGTGCCAGTAACTGGAGCACCGCCTGCTGTGGCAATCCCGCCCTCAATAGCCGCCTGACCTTGCTGTAGGAAGGGAACGTATGAGCCAACACCTTTATCACCCGCTGTGATAGCCTTTTGCTGGAGGGTGTCTAAATCTGCTAGCTGGGCAGGGGCATACGGCATACCTGTTTCAGATACGGTGGTTGCCTGTTTCAATAAGTCAGCAAGGTACTGTTCCTGAAACTCAGGAAGTCTTGCTATCTGCTCTACGGTTTGAACTGCCATTACGCTTGTGCCTCCAATTCAGCCATCATATCATACATTCGTGCCGCTCCGATATCCCTATCTCCATCACCTGCACCACGAACAGCTTGGGCTGTCATTACAAATTCTCCGTCAGATAGCATAGCTTCTACAGAGTCCGAGGTCCCAGTACCGGGACCCGATACCTCACCACCATGATAATAGCGCCTTAGTTCATTTTCGGAATACTCGAACTCCGGATCTAGGAACTGGGCTTTATCTTCTTTATACAAGGCAAGATCTTCTGGGTTAGATAGATCAAGGCGTCTGCCATCCCGCGTAGTAACGGGCGTAGAAATAACTTTACCTTCAGCAAATGGACGCAAGTTTCCTGCCGCTTCTTCTTCCTTGGCCGTTGATCCTAACATGGCTAACGCGCCGATTCCACCAGCAGTTATGTATGGGTTTTCTTTGGCAAAACCAAGAGCCTTGTCGAACATCGACGGATTGTTTAAGGCAGCGGTAGACTTGGATATAGGTGCCACAGCACCATCTAAATATGAATCAGCACCCACATTAGCTATTTGTGTGCCAGCCTGTGTCAATGGCTCCGCACTTTTTAAGAAGCCCGGCGAGAAACTAGAACCAGAACCAGCAGGTCCAAAGAATTTACCTGCACCATAACCCAAGGCACCGCCAATAGCGGCTGTTCTCAAAGCTTCGTTAACATCCTGACCTGCTACTAGACCACCAATACCAGACCCAATACCAGCAAACAACGCTCCCGCTGCGGGACCGCCCAAGCCATATCCAACAACACCACCAATAACAGGTGCCGCTTGTTTTACCGCGTCTGTGATTTTGCTAAACAGTCCCATTAGGTTACTACCTTTACAGTGCCACTGTCATTATACAGTGCTCCAGCCTCAAGTCCAGTTGCCGATGTAGGCAACGCCGTTAATGTTATTTTTGTTCCGCGAAGCTCCCCGGGGTTACGTTCCTGCGTAATAAACAGTTCTAAGGTACGAATTAAATCCTGCATATACTGGGCAGAATAATCTACTGGAGCTTCCGGCAGTCTTGGTGGTGCTATCTGGTTGCTTGACACTAGCGTCTCCCGTCTTGGCGAATGTCAATACGTGGGCTACCCAGCTTCCATTTTGCACCGACAGCGTCCGATGACACACGCAAAGCAAAAGATCTACCACGAGAACGTAGGAACAACTGATTGGTGTATGTCTCAACAGGAGACGATGCCGTGCGCACAGCATCCCCAGATACAGTGTCGTCATCAAACGAAGCACCGGGGAAGTTACGTGCTTTGACAGTAAAGGTTGCTTGTGGACTACTAAGTGCCGTTGATCCGGTAAACGTCAGGTCAGGTATTAGCCTGCTTATATATGCAAACTTGTCGCCATCACCGATGTCAATTGCCGCAGACTCAATGTAGGAATTCATAGCCGAACCGTCGTCATCGTACCCAAGCTCGTGGTTGTACAGATACTGAGACCCAGCGGCGATAGGATAAAACTTAGTGCCTCGGTCAATCCAAGCAGTGCGAGACAGGTCACCAAAGTACCATACTTTTTCTGCGTAGTTATACACTACGTACTTGTTGTTATCGTCACTTTCTGCCGATGGGTAGAACCAGAACACCTCTGAGAACTCTGAGTTAACGCCTGCAAAGACTTTCTCGCGTTGCTCATTGTTAAAGTTGCTAAATACCCTATCCTTTACAGAACAAGGTAATTGCTGTGTCTGACCAGCGTAGATGTAGAATGTATCGATGCCCATCCAGAATACAACGTCCTCGGTTCCCACCGCTGCGTTAGGACCTGCAATAGTAATGTTCGAGGCTAGCTGTTGTAGACCAAAGGTAAATGGCGGTCCGATAAAGCGCAAAGAATTAAGGGCGGTGTCCGTCCAAACTAGGATCTCACGTTTGGTTTCTACGGCTTGCACAAAGGTAGACCCTGCGCCAAGGCGAAGATCACCTGCTGTGTTCGTGGCAGTTGGGAACCAGTCGATAGGGTTTTCTTGGCTAGAGAAACGAATGAGCAATGGATCTTGCACACCGTTACCCTGTGTGGCACCTGAATTTGCACCGAGTCCATCTGCACCAAATGCAATAACGTGCCTGTCCTGATCAGAAACCAAAACCTGTTTACACAACTGAGGCACACTTGTCTTTGTCCCAGATGTGGTACTTAGTTCCACGGCTCTGGTGCTAGTGCCGTTGCTCTTATCCCAGTAATAGATAAAGCTGTCGCGGGGATTTATAAGTAAGTCTTCTCCAAAATTGTCGTGCGACCAAAAGCGTATCTGTGTGGTTGTGCTTAGACCGCTAGATGCCGCATCGCCCCAACCATCTCGTCCCCACGTTCCTGCACCCCAACCAAGGCCACCGACAGTAGTGTCCAGACCCACGTTAATCTGATAGGTTCCAACGGTGCTTGAACCACCGTTGCCTGTATCAGAGCCATTAGCGGCAACGGCAGATGTCACCTCATATGAGTTAGCATCTACAACGCGAGTTATCTGGTATTCTTTATTCAGAACGGTGGCTGTTATCGCTCCGCCCAAGGACGCCGCACCAGAGAATGTGACGAAATCGTTTTGCTGTGCGCCGTGACTAGAATCTGTCACCGTGATAGTTGTACTACCGTTTGTAGCGGCAAACGTAACATCTCCTGCGCTTGTTGTTGCACGAATAGGAGTTACGTCATTCAGGGTCTGACCTTCTTCGATGTAGTATTTAAGATGCGTACCTATACCTAAATAGTTTTCACTATCCAATGCAATCCAGTTATGTAGCGCACGAGCAGAGCCGAGGTAAGTGCTAGAGGCATACTTTTCCCATCCACCCATTTTCTCAGGGTAGCCAAAGCGAAACCGTATTTTATCACAGTCATACCATCCACCCTCGTTACTGTACGAGGTGATGTCTCTGTTGATACCCGGCTTAAACTGTAGCTTTGTAAGAGGCATAATGGTCTCGTTATTAAGGAGCGTCTGCACCACGGAAGTCTTCTGCCGAGAGTGTTCCCGAAGAAGGAATGCCTGTGTTTGCTGTTGCTGTTGATGAAGTGTCTCTTGCGTATGAAAAGCTATATGCGGTCCAGTTGTTATAGGTGGAGCCAACGCCAATACTTATAGTATTATTAACAGGAGATATGGTGTTTGGGGCTGTAATTTTACCAAAGTCGGTTCCAACATATGAAAATGTCCATGTGACATTACTACTTGTCATAGAAAAAGAAGTAACATCAGTCGCGTTGTTAAGATGATTAATAATAACTATTAATCTTCCGCTACTACCATTAATATCTGTCCACACCTTTGCTTCGGTAGAACCTGTCGTAGAAGAGCTGCCCCCCGACACGCTCACGTTGCTTCCAACGGTGTTCAAAGAAGGCATGTTACTAAAAGGAGTTCCAGCATCTGATCCTATAACAATCCAAACTTGTTCTCCTCCAGTAGCAGTTCCGCCGGGGAAGGTAGCTGACGTACCAGCAAACCATCCGTATTGATCCTGCGGTCTACCACTTCCAAAGTTGCTGCCTAATGTACCAGAATTATATGTAGTAATTACTGTTTTGGTAGTAGGAACGTTAGCGCCGCCGCGATAATATTCGCTCAAGGACACTGGATTACTGCCGCCAAAGTAGGATTGAAGCGCAGAAAAAGATATCGCTCCAGTCTCAAACGCCATTCTTTAAGTCCTCTACCTGAGAGGAAAGTTCTTTGACCGCCTCTATTAAGTATCCAACTAAGTTTCCATAAGCTACCGATTTATAGTCTTCGTTTTCATGCACCAGTTCAGGAGCAATTTTTTCTAGCTCCTGCGCTATAACACCAGACCCAGACTGACCATCTTTAGTAAAAGTAACACCGCGCATAGCTTGAACTTTAGAAAGCCCCTCAGTGATGGTGTTAATGTCTGTTTTTAAACGCTCGTCTGAAAAGGCTGTAACATCTCCGGAAGCCGTAAAAGCTCCGGTTAAGCTAGCGCCAGCACTGGTAGTTGCCAGCTTGACTGAGTTGTCAAAATACAGAGAAACCGCACCGTTATCTGCGAATGTGGCAAGTGTTTCTCCAGTGCCGCTTATTGTAAGTGTGCTGGGAGTTGTTATTTTGCTCATAGCAACCCCGCCTGTGCCATTAGGAGTTATAGATATATCCCCATCAGCGCCATCAGCAATGACAATTGTACCACTATTAGTCCCAGCATTTGTGGAAAGTGTTAAATCACCTGTCCCGTTTGTTGTGATAGTTGCGTTAGCGTTGTTGTCACCTACACGAAGAGTATCGGCGTCTACGTGAACGTCGCCAGTGCCGTTTGGCGCTAGTGTAATACTTCTGTTTGCAGTTGTGATAATACTGTGTGTAACAACGTCCAAGTCTCCGCCTAGTTGCGGAGATGAATCATTAGAAACATCCGTTGCTGTTCCCGAAGCTACTAATGTGCTTGAAGCATCCGTTACTGCGGCACCAGATCCTGCGCCATCTGCGTATATCAGTTTAGTTTTACCTGCCGCAATAGTGGCATTGCCGCCACTACCTTGTGTAAAGACAGCAGATTGATTTGTTCCGTTGGTCACAAGATACATTTTGTCCTGATCATTAGGACTAATCGTTATGGTGTTTGTGCCACTGGGCGATCCACCAAGAACCAAAACCTTGTAGTGACCGTCGGACAAGCTACCATCCGAAGTCGTCAGCGTATGTGTTGTTCCAGACAACGTGATCGCACCAACGCCGTTTGACAGGCGATCAATAATATCAAAGTTTGTATTTGTTGTAGCACCCCAAGTTCCTGACTGTTCGCCGGAGCCGGGCTTTTCTATGCCACTGTTTACTGTATATGTACTAGCCATTTAGACCACCTTTTCCGTCCACTGCTCAATTGTACCACTAGCATTGATTTCTGTCCATGAATCGCCAGTATGCGTTACTTGAGTCCATGTTTCCGCACCAGATGGTACGATTTGCGTCCACAATATACCACCATCTATGGTGACAACGAAGATAGAACTCATGTCAAGCTGACCAAATTCTATTGTACCACCTAGTGCTGTTTGAACAAAGACTGCCTCTATATCTGTAGCTCCAGTCAATACTGTGTTTGCTAACACAGACTGGTCAAACTGAGCGCTCATTGCCGCGCCAGTTATCTGCACTCTTTGTGCACTGGCAGACTGGGTGAAGTTAAAGCTTTGTTCAGTTACACCACTAAGAACCCTTGTCCCATTGATAGACTGAGTAAAGTTAAAGTCCTGTGTGGATACGCCAACGCCAATATATGTCCCTGCCACCGTTTCTACAAATGAGCAGTCAAGGTCCGAGGACGCAGTTCTTACACGCAAGCCACTAGAGCTTTGAGTAAAGTTAGCGCTTTGCGTAGAAGAGTTACTAGCTACGTAAATAGCGTTAGCACTTTGCGTAAAGTTGGCTGACGCATCTATAACACCGGACATTATACCAGATGCCACGGACGCCTTACTGGACGTACCGATCATCTCAGCTACGCCGAACTCTATAATTCCTTGCGCGGCTAATGCTCTTTCAGATAATGCTAGTTCACCAAACATCAGTCAGCATCGGCTATGGTCAAATCGCCAGCGGCTACTTGACGTAGGATTTCTGCGTAGTGGCGGTTGGCTGGGTCAAGAGGTACAGACATTTTAGTGCCATCAATGGTTGCTTCAATAGAACCGTTATCGCCATTCGCATCTGTTTGATATTGTGCTGATGTAATGTTCATCTATAACTCCGCATCAAATTTAAGTGGCTGGTCTCCACCAGCAACAGCAGTAGCAGTGTGTAATGTTAATGATGAGAAATTCCCACACTCCGCATTAAATACAGACCCAGAATTTATGGTTGAGTTTACACTTATGTTAGAACTAGATTGACCTTTACTTCCAGCTATTCCTAGTTGCCATATTGTTAATGCGGCACTCAAAGAGGCAGTTGGGGTTGCTCTCATTTCTGTAGGGAATACACCACACAAAACAGTTTGAGATGTGTTAATGGCCTGACCTGATGCTTTTTGAATTTCTGTATAATACCTCTGACACGCCGCCAACTCATCGCCAAATGACTTATGCTCAAAAGGCGTGGCCTGTTCGCCGATTTCCATCTGAATACCTGCAACCTGCCACGTTGCGTTCAATGTACCAAATAAATTTGTTTGTCCAACATAGGTATTTGCACCACCAGCACTTGCTTCCCAAGATGTTGCAAGCGTTCCACTTGTATAGTTTGAACCAGCCGCAAGACAGAATATTATTCTAGCACTTAGGCCGTTGTCGTTATTAAACGCACCAGTTGTGTCTGGTGGAAACGTAATTGTTTTGTATTCCCAAGTATTTGCTGAACTTATCGTATAAGAACCAGACACCATCCGTTGACCAGATGTATCCAAGTCATTAAAGGCACAAATGAACGTGCCTGTTAAACTTGATTTAACCCAGAAAGAAAGCGTTACAGACTCTGCATCGCTTGTGCCTTTTTTAATTTGCTGTAAGTTTTGACCTTCAAAACGATGGTCTAACTCGTAAGAGTCTGCCGCACCTAATGAATATTGAGTTGTTGCTGTAACTTTTAATGAATAACCAAAACCAGTAGGGGTATCGGAACTTTGCTCCTGCGTGTGGCTTAATCCAGTGCTACCATAATTTACATTCCATCTATCAGTCGTGTGGTATCCATTTGATGTTATGGTTGTTGCGCTGGTGGCTCTTTGCCAACATTGAAACCCACCATTAATAATCATGTTCCTGTTCGACAACGCCGACTGCGAACCAATCAGTGCGGCTAGTTCTGCTGCTTTACTCATGCGAGGTCTCCCTGCGCCTGAACATCATGGTCATAATTCTGTGCGCCATCAGAGGTATTTCCTACCTCTACCGCTATTAAGGACGATGTACTTCTGTCAGAGTTTCTAGTCAAAATCTTGCTCCGTGCGCCAGCCCTAACCATACCTGACTGACTATATGTAACAGCAGAAAATGCGGCGGTTAGACCATAACTAAAGTCACCGTCACCGTGGTCAGTGCTACTACTCATGTTAAATGAATTTGTTCTTACTGCATCTGCTTCAGCATAAACCCAAGCCTTTGCCGTTCCCTTTGCAACATAAGTCAAGCCCACGCTGTTGTTCCCAGCGGCATCCTTCAGGGTGTTTACTCTTAGTTCGCTTGCCATTATGCGAGGTCTCCAAATGCTACCGATTGAGTTCTAGGGGTATCAGCGGCTCCTGTTGTATCTGTCTGCATCTGATACATATCATAACGAGAAGTTGTTATATCATCTATACATCCGTTATGACCCCACCCAGAAGAGTCATTTGTACAATGACCAGAAAAAGTTGTATTAGCAAAAGATGTAGATAAATTCATTCGGGCAATGCCTGTACCTTGATCAACCCCAGAACTGATATTAAAGGAATCGTTTACAGCAAAGGTGTCTGTCTGTTTTACCTGAGACCACGCCTTCGCCAATCCCTGTTGCAGATTAGTCGTGGTTGAGTTGCCTTCACCTGTCACGCTAATAGAACCAGCCGTGGTTACTCCTGTGATTGAGTCTACTTTTAATACACTAGCCATTATGCTAAGTCTCCAAAATTAGCAACGCCATAAAAAGATGGGTCAGCAAGTGAACCATTTTGATAAACCCAAACTTGTGTAGCAGATGCCGTGCTATCATCATAAACACATTGCACAAAGTATGCTCCAGTTCCAGATGCAGAACTATGTTGGACTCCTGCTACGATGTTATAATCTCCATCAGACATTGCAGACGAAAGATTAAAAGTCACCTTTCCTGTTGCCGTATCTGAAATGCTAGATACGTTAAGCGCACCAGTTCGTGACGCGGCAGAAGCATTAGTGCTTGCTTGCATTTTTGCCGCACTCTGCTTAGTCAGTGTCGCAGCAGACGTACCGTTTTTCGCCGCAATAGTATCTACATTCAATACGCTGGTCATACGATACTCCAATATCCGTTAACAGTGACGGTGGCATTGTCCTGCGTAATCGGACCTGCACTCACGCCATTCTCATCTGCATCAATAGTAACGTCTGCCGTTATGCTTTGACCATTCAAGCGAATGATGCTGTTGTTACCTTTGAAGGGATAGCGTGTGTCACTTTCTGTCACTGTGTAGCTGTTGGCTACAGAGAATACATCGTAGGCTATCATCTCGACTACATCGTTTAGTGATGCACCTGTGACCAACACGACTGTTGTGCCTGTAGTGGCAGTGTAGTCTGTCCCGGGTTTAAGTAGTACACCATTCTGATACACATCAAGATACACACCGTCCTGATAGGAAAGCACCTTGGAGTCAGCATCACTACCAGAGAAGCTAGTCTGCCCTGCTGTGGCCTGATATACGAAACGGTTACGTACACCGAACTCTGGGGATTTACCTATGTATGGCATTATTTGGCCTCGTAAACTTTACCAGCCGTAATTGCGTTGGTTGTAGCAGTCATATCTTCACTACCCCAATCAGTCTTGACTTTCATAAGTTCCAAGTGTTCTACATTTCTGTCCACACAAGACTGACGGTCAGACGCTTCTTTATCTGCCATTGCATTGCCAGCAATAATGTCAGTAATTAATTCAACACTGTGACCCATCGCTGTGTAGTCTTGTTCTTTTTCTTCCGTTGTTCTAGTCATTTTATTCTCCTAATCTGGCTTCTAATTCAGCTACCTTTGCTGAAAGTTCCTTAACAGCGTTAACAAGATGCCAAGTTAAATTATCTGGATTCACTGACATACAACCAGTGCTTTCTGTTTTGACTGTTTCAGGCAATATTTCTTGCATCTCTTGTGCAATAACACCTATCTGTGTGCCTTCTTTTTTAATAGCGCACAGAGAACCATCTAACTCTGTAATTTCATCAGCAGTGCGATACTCAAAGTTTTTAACTTGAATTTGATTAATGACATCTAATCCAACATTGTTATCAACGATGTTTTTCTTTACGCGTCGGTCTGATGTAGTTGACCAAGTAGAGCCATTATTACCTTGAAATGCGCCGTTGCCCCCAGCAATGAATGCAGTACCAGTTCCTTTGCCAGCAGCATTAAACCCAATAGCAACTTCTGAACTAACAGTTTGACTTGAACAATGAGCAAGTCTGCCAAGAATAGTATTATAACTACCAGTGGTAGTTTGTGGGGAGGTATTGCCAGCGTATGAACCAAGAAAAGTATTCTCAGCACCAGTCGTAAGATTGCCAGCGGCATTATCACCTACCGCTACGTTGTTATTGCCTGTCGTAATAAGATTTAAAGCCGCACCACCAACGCCTACATTAAATCCATTGCCACCTGCAAGAGCATAACCCGCATTGTCTCCAATAATAACATTGTTTGCAGAAGTTACTACCGCACCAGCCGCCGCTTGGTCACCAATAAAGATATTTTGCTGGCCTGTAGTCATAACCGCCCCAGCATTATTTCCAATACAAACATTCTCACCATTGCCAGTAGAGATGGCACTTCCAGCATTGTGACCAACAAGAGTGTTAGCTGGTGAAGTCGTTATTGCATCCCCTGCGTTTAGACCGACTGCTACGTTTGAACCGCCTGTTGTGCAAGCCGCTAAAGCATTTCTTCCGACAGCAGTATTGCTTGATGCTGTTGTGTTTGCAATTAATGCACCATCTCCTACCGCCGTATTTCCTGCTCCTGTCGTGTTTGAAAACAAAGCACTGTCACCGACTGCCGTATTGCTACCCGCAGTGGTGTTTCCACTTAATGCATTTCTTCCAACAGCCACGTTGTTGGAGCCTGTAGTGTTTGCATCAAGAGAAAGTGCGCCGACTGCGACATTTTCTGCGCCGCTAGTGTTTGCAGTGAGTGCGCCAGAGCCAATGGCAGTGTTGTTTCCACCAGATAAGGAACCGTCATCAAGCGCAGTATCGCCCAATGCCACATTGCCCGAGCCAGTCGGGTAGTTGCCGTCTAGCTTGATTGTGCCATCAGTATCAATACTTCCGATACCCTGTCCTGTAACTTTAGTTAACGCCACAGTCTATCTCCCTTATGCGTATGGGCTATCGCCAAGCACAGATGTATCCCAAGCCGCCTTGAGTTTAGCAATGGTATCAGCACTTGTAATAGCCGATGCCGCTGGTGCGTTGCGTAGTGCGTTCTTCTTGGCTACAGAGGCTGACTTTGCAGATGAGTCATCAGCTTCAAGTGCTTTCATGTACACTACGTCTTCTGCGGCAAGCAGTGATGTGCGCACTTCACGGATTTTGTCACGGAAGATGGTTTTAGCGGTATCCATATCCTCGGATATAACTGTTCCGCTCAATGACCACGCACCGCGAAAGTGACGGTCTGTTGGAACGGTAGCCGTGGAAGCATCGATCTGGTTCCCGTCCTTGTCTACGATATATGTTGCCATTGGTTTCTCCTTTAGGCAGCTTGTTCTGTGGCTAGTTCTTCAGTGATCTTCCAAGCATTGCGCCACTCACGAGTCGCTGGAAGCTGTTCCTTACGGCATATTACCATCTTAGGCTTATTGCCGCTATCCCACTCTTTCCATACGGATTGTGGGCAGTCTTTCATAATTAAGTATTCAATCGCTTGTTCTTCGGTTAAAGCATCAATAGGCTTGGTGTCATGTAACAGGTAGCCACGAGTATGCTTCTTGAAGTCTGGTTGTGCTTCATCTTTTGCTAGTTCCCAATACACTTCAACAGGAGGCAGGATACCGCCTTGTAGCGCACACGCCATCCAGTTAGGGTCAGGAACCAGTATCTTTGCACACTCATCTACGCTGTCCTCATACACTACACGATAGTCAGACTGATGACC